CTTCGAAATACCCACACCACCACTGACAATTAGGGCACCAGTGGTTTTAGAAGAGGCATCGGTTGCAGATATTACCTTAGCAACAGCACCAACGTTTAAGTTTTCTTGAGTACTGATACCACCCACAACCTTTAGGGCGCCAGTGGTTGCTGAAGTGGATGTAGTGTTATCAGTGATAGTAACACTATCAGCCTCAACATCTTCGAAGTTGACATGTGTAGCGTGAATATCACCCACAACACCTAAACCGCCACCTATGGTCACCGCACCGGTGGTTTTAGATGAAGATGTGGTTGAACCTGTGACTCCTAGAGTACCGTTTATATTTACTGGGAGTGTGTTTGCTGTATTCATGACAATAACAGTATCTGTAGCACTATTGAGGGTATGACCAATTTCAAGGTTGGATGTAGAGAAATCGTAAATCATAGCGACGTTACCCTTATTTCCACCTGTTGTGGGATTATTCATAACTAAACCAGTGTCCAAACCGGCTAAATTACCTTTACCAAGTTCAATTATGGCATCTTGAACTACAAGATTATTTGAATTAAAAACCGTTGTGTTTCCAGTAACTGTTAAATTACCGGTGAGTGTGAGATTACCACAATGAACGTTTCCGGCTACACCTAAACCACCGGCAACCTTTAACGCACCACTTGTTTGATTGTTAGATGGTGTGGTGTCTGTAATATTGACACTATCAGCTTCGACATCTTCAAAATTAGCGTTTAAAGCGTGAATATTCTTAGAAATACCCACACCACCACTGACAATTAGAGCACCGGTGGTTTTAGAGGATGCATCGGTTGCAGATATTACTTTGGCAACACCTCCAACATTCAGGTTTTCTTGAGTACTGATACCACCAGCAACCTTGAGAGCACCTGTAGTTTCTGAGGATGAAGTCGTAGTGTCGGTAATAGTAACACTATCAGCTTCGACATCTTCAAAATTAGCATGTAAAGCGTGAATATTTTTAGAAATACCCACACCACCGGTGACAATTAAAGCACCAGTGGTTTTAGATGAAGCATCTGTGGCGCCACCAACATTTAAGTTTTCTTCGGTACTGATACCACCGGCAACTTTAAGAGCACCGGTTGTGGCAGAGGTTGAAGAGGTTGTATCTGTGATGCCAACCCCACCGGAAGCAACTAACACATTTATACCTGTATCATCAATGTAAACATTGGAACCTACACTCAAAGTATGAGAAGCTAAGGAATTGGCTATACCCACATTACCAGTGGTTACAAATGCAGCTACATTATTATAAAAAATTATATTATTAGAAGTTGTATTACCTTGATTAGTTACAGCTTGAAAACCCTGATTACCTATGACATCTTGCGCTGATTCTCCGGATTGGGTTAACTCTTTTGTTGTAGTGTTATACATCATCAATACAATTTCAGAATTACCTTCATAGTCGGGTCTATAACGAACCGGTGATACATAAACAGCCCCACCTGTCGATGCATCAACCGCGGTATTACTCGCATTTAGAACGATCGTGTTTTCACCCTGGTCCTGTTGAGCGTGTTTACCAAACCTAATCTGGGTTGAC